GGGGCCGAGGTAGCAGTCGTACTGCTCGCCATCACCGGTTACGCCGTCCTGGAACACGACTTCGGCGCCGTAGCCCATGGAGAGCTCGCGCTTGCCTGACTCGTAGTCAGCAATGGCCTTGGCATCCATCAGCACCAGCGGAACCTTGACGAACTGCCCGTCGCGGACAACTTCGCCGCCGGTCTGGCCGATGGCGACGTCCTTCCAGTTCTTCGAGTTGACGCCTTCGCCGCCGGGGTGTCCGTTGGTCATGGGCCGGTATGCATATGAGTGCATGGCGTCAGCGTGGAACACCGCGCTTTCGGGCCGGTACACGCGCACGATTGGCTTATCGCGCAGGCCGTGTTCGTTTTCTGGGTCAATCTCGGTACCCAGGTAGTCCTGGATACCGGTGCGCGCCACCCTTGCCTCGGCCACCAGGTAACCGTCCTCGGTGCGCCGCACGCCCGTGACTGGCACGGAATCGGTAAAGATCATGGGTCGAGTTCCTCAGTGTCGGGTTTTGCTGGGCCTGGTGACGCCGGGAGGTCGACGCCGCTCTCTTCGTCCGGAAGCTCAGACCCGAACTGGTCGATGGCCGCTTCCAGCCCAGGCATCACGCTAAGCTCCACCAGCAGGTTCACCGATGCAGCCGAGAGCGCATCTTCAGGGAACAATCCGGAATCTTTCAGCGCCTTGATGGTGTCCGCCGTGGTCTTGCCGATGTCAGCCCGCTCTTTGGCCGTGGCCTGCCACAGTGGCGCCCATGAGTAGTGGATCTCCTTGGGGCGGCTGCCCAGTGCTGAGCGGATCAGGCATTCATCCAGCACGCTCATGGCTGGCTTGATCTCCAGCTTCTGGCGTGAGGCGACGTTGTCGTAGTAGTTGCGGGTGTTCTCTTCGCCGTTGGCGCCCAGGCCCGTGGAGGACTGGCCGAACATGCGGGTGCCGGGGATATCGAACGCGCCAGACACGCCTTGCTCCGTCTTGGCTATCACCTCAGGCAGATTGCCGAAGCTGGCCGACTTGGAGCTGTGGGTTTCATTGCCGTCGAGGATCAACGTGCCATTGATGCCCTTGGCTGTAGCAGCAAGGCGCAAGCGCTCCAGCAGCAAGCGCTCGTAGTTCTTGTCCTGCATGCTCGCCATCAGGTTTGGGATATTGATGACGTCGATCTTCGCCTCGTAGACCAGGCTCACCACGTTGGCCACCGTCTCGTCGTAGTGACGCACAGCGGGCATGGCGGCCAGCAGCACCGAGTCGCCCCAGCCGAAGCCGGTGCCCACCGCCAGCTCTGGGTCAGGGTGCGGCGTCCCGATGAAGATCACCAGGCGCGACGGGTGTATCTCGACCATGCTGCCCGGCAGCCGATAGGCCTTGGGCTTACCGAAGCGCGGGCTCTGGGGATCTTGTTCAATCTCGGTCGCACTCAGTTGCCGGCGGGTCATGACAGTGAGGTACTTCACGCCCCCCTGCTTGACGCGCTCAGGGTTCAGCTCGGATGCGGTATCACGCTCGCCGGTGCCGATGAACACAGCAGCACCACCGAACAGGCGGGCCTTCAATAGGGCCTCAAGGATCTTGCCCTTGACGTTCAGGCGTTCTTCCTCGGCCTCGATCAGTTCGATCTGCTCCTTGTCGGCCTGCCAGCTGCGCCAGTTACGGCACGCGTCCACTGCGGGGATGGTGACGCCCTTCTGCGCCGTCCACGAACCACGGAAGGCGTTCAGCAGTTGCTGGTCGTCCATCTCCGGGATGGCATAGTGCGAGTGCGATGCCTTGTCGCGCGCAGTGCCCAGTCCTGCGACCAGGTTCTGCAGGCTGTCTTTCAGATATGTGAATGCGCTCATTGGTCGCTCACGTTCGCGAGTGTGTAGCTGCCCGCAATCGGGAAGCGCTGGACAATGAAGTAGCCGAGTGCGTCGACCGGGTCTTCAGTGCCGTCCTTGTTGGGTTCGCCTTTTTCGTCGTAGGCCTGCTGCTCAAGCACCTGCGTACTCACCGGACAGTTGTCGGTGTTCACCAGGTAGCGGCGTTTCTGATCGATGTTGAGCATCATGGCGTTTACGGCCAACACCCGATCGCGAACCGCTGGGTTCGAAGGGTTCACCATGACCATGAAGCCGGCGGCGCGGAGTAGGCTGTGATCTGACTCGCTGCCGCTTACGCTCTTGCGGTTCTTGCCGCTGGCGTCCGGGTAAACCGTGATGCTGTGGCCCGGATACCGCCGTTTGAGCTCGACGATCATCGCCGGCGTGTCGAACAGGTGCGTGGCCTCCTCCAGCAGCAGCGGCAGGCCGTCACGAATTACGTGCACCGTCGCGGCCATCCGGTTGATGTTGAAGTCCATGCCGATGTGCAACTGCTCGCCCGGGCGGATCGTCGCGTCGGTGTGGTTCTGCTTGCGGCAGAAGTTCGGGTAGACGCTGCCCGACGTCAGGTTGACGAACAGGCCGTCGATGTATGCGTCCACCAGGTTGGCCGGGTACGACTCACGCAGCGACTTGATGTAGTCCTTCGGCAGATTCTTCGCGTTCTGCCGCGTTGAGGCGTGCACGATGCCGTACAGCGGGCGCTGGCTCGGGTTGGCGGCCAACTCCTTGACGAACTTGCGATAGACCCAGTTGAAGCCCTCCGGCGTCGTGGTGACGTCGATGGTGTTCATGGCTCGGGTCGGCCACACCGTGGACATCCGCGCGATGATCTTCTTCCAGGCGCTGTCAGCCTTCTTGATCGCCATACAGTCGATCTCGTCGACCAATGCATGAGCAATGTTGAAGCCGACGATGCGGTGTGGGTGCTCCATGCTCTTGCAGACGATGGTCGACAGGCACCGGCCTCGGTTGTCGCGCAGGTACACGCGCTTCTTGCTCGGCACGATGTCGGCGAACAGGCCGAATGCCTCAGCCACCACCGGCATGGTGTCGTAGAAGATGTCCGCGATCTGCGGATAGGTCGGCGCGAAGTAGCCCTGCGGAATGCCTGGGTGTTCCAGTGCGTTGATGCACATTCGGACACAGCCTACGAACGTCTTGCCGCTGCGGTAGCCGCCGACGAACGCTGAAAACTTCTTGGGGTGACTGATGAATTCGAACTGCGGCCTATTCAGCTTCAGGGTCGCTTGCATCTTCTACCCCGATGATTACTTGCTTGGGCTCGGGCAGGCCCTTATTCGGGTCTTCCAGTTCTCGCTGCAGTTTCTGGATGTTGAGCCGCTTGATCTCGTCGTCCAGCGACTTGTCTGGCTCGACTCGGCGATTGACGTAAGCGTCCCCGACTTCCTTCGCCGCCTGCTCAAGGATCTGCATAGCCAGACCGATGTTCTTCATCGACTCTGCCTTCTCGACGTACCTGCTCATGGCGCGTAGTCGAAAGGCGCGATTGGCGATCGGGATGTCTACCGTCTCCTCCCGGAATCGCTTTCGGGCATCGTGAAACATCTCCACCCACCGCTTGGCGAGTGTCTTGCTGCATCGTTTGGTCGGGTCGTGCGTCTCCACCTGCTGGCGAGTCACATCGATGTTGAATTCGCGCTTGACGGCCTCTGCCACCTGGGAGGGTGTGTCGAAGCAGGCCAACGCCTGAACGATGAAGGCCTTCACCTCGCTGCTCAGGGCTGCCATAGGATTGGGTTCCGTCTATTGCTGTCTAACCTCAGGCCGACTTGAGCAGACAGGTTCCGCAGGCCCTCGCAATGTTGATATTGGCCACCTCAGGCGGCCGGCTTGCAGCGTCGATCAGCTGCTGTACGTCAGGGCTGGCACCGTAGCGCCTAACCACGCCGACGAACTCCTCGACGTCATGGCCTCGCATCTGCAGCTTGGGCAGACCTTCCTGGGTGAACTTGGGAGCACCGTACTGATCCGTCGCCTGGGCGATGTGATACAGCTCATGCTCGACCAGAGCGCAGAACTCAGCCTCAGTGCACTGGGCGCAGTAGTCGGCAGCCAGCGTGATCAGGTAGGCAGGCTCTTCGCCGAACCACTCCCGCATCTGCTGCTCTTGCCGTGCCTTCTGCCAACCACCCGCACGGATCATCAGCTGCTCGGCCTGGCCCAGCACCGTCCTGCCCTTCTTCGCGAACGCAGACGACGCCCACAACACACCAACATTGGCGTCGATGAGGTGAGCGTGCTCTTCGTTGTGGATGCTGCCGGTGGTGGCGAGGATCTCGGCCTGTATCCACTCCCATACATCAGGGGCAGGTTGCAGGGTGAGCCATAGCGACTCGAGCAGGTCGGCCGGTGGCATCGGTCTGCTCATAGCTACTCCCGCGCCACAAAACGGCGCATGTCGATTTCGTGGCGCGGTGGAATTATCCTATCCGCGAATGAATTACCCCACAGGGATCGGGATGACCAGACTTACCAAGATTCGTATTGCCCTCACGCTTGGTGCGCTCGCCGGAATCGCTCCAGTGACATTGATCTTCCTCTGGGGACTAATCTATTTGGTCATAGCCATCGTCTATACGGATAAGCTTGCCTTGCCAGTGACGATAATCGCCATCTCTGTACCGAGCCTATGGGGGTGCTGGAAAGCCTATGCAGCCGCAATGGCGAGCAAGCCCAGGCACCCACGTGACTGGCGAGTTATCGCGTCAGTCATTGTCGCCACTTTCTGGGCCTTCCCATGCAGCGCGGCAATGAGCTGGGATCTCACGATCCTATTCACATTTCTCATGCCGGGATTGACTGCAGCGATCATGCTCGCCGTGACCGAGTGCCGCGCTCGCAGGAATGGTCAGAACGGCGAGGTTACGGCGATACCCGATTGAGGGCCTCATCAGCCTTGTCGGCTGACTTTGTAGCGGTGGTCGCCGCCTTGGTGGCCTTCTCGGCTGCCGAGCTGGTCTTTCGGGTCAGCTCATCCAGGCGATGGTCACGCTGCAGCGTGGCCTCGTCGTAGGCGGCGCGGATCTCGGCGACCTGTTGGCGGTAGGAATTAGCCAGCGCCCACTGACCGAGCTGGAAGCCGAAGAAGACCCCACCGGTGACCAGCAGCATCGCGATAAACCACACCTCCACCCGACGCCACCAATGGCGGGCCATGAACTGGATTGCGCACTTGTCCATCAGGTAGTACCTCCCAGCTTGATGCGCAGGCGGGCGATCTCGTCGCTTTGCAGCGTCACCCGCTCTGTGAGGTTGGCGACCTGACTGGTCAGGGCTTCGATCTTCCCTTCCATGCGGCCGACGGTTGCGGCCAAGTCATTGCGCTCCTTGGCGAACTGATCGGCGCGGGCCTCGGCAAGCTTGCGGGCCTCACGTTCGGAGTCGAGCAGTTCATTCAGGCGGCGCACGGTGCCGATGTCGGCGTTATCCATTGCGCGGTCAGCTGCATCCTTAGAGAGGAACTTGCGCAGCCAGAGGAATCCTCCCAGCAATACGGTGCCCGTTCCGCTCAGCCAGGTAGCTGTGCCTGGGCCAAGGTCGGTTGGGTCCATATTTGCTCCGCCCCGTCCGGGACTCTTGAGGCCCTCTTGCGGGCAATAAAAAACCCGGCTTTTTGGGCCGGGCTTCTTGTGGTCACTCCTAAACGCGCAGGAATGACAGGATGGGTGGATATTGGCTCATTGGCTCACTCGTCGTCAAGCGACATTTGCCACCAATAGGCCTTCATGGTCGAGAATGTGCTGAGCCTCGGTCAAAGCCTCGTTAACGGCGCCCTCCAGCACCTTGCGGATGTCACGCCGCCAGCGCTCTTGGGTCTTGATTGGGTGCGGCTCGTTTGACCAGTTGTCCATCTCGTACCAGCCGGCCGGCAAGACGTTCGTCGACCGCTTCCCATCCACGCCAGGCAGCTTTGGCAACGCCCATGTGACGACGGCACAGTGAAGGAAACGCTCGGGCGCTGGGGATCGCATGACCTTGGTCAGCTCCGCGATTGCCGCGTGTTTGCGCTCGGTGTGGGTCGAGAACTTCGCCACCAGCGCCCGCCAGTGCGCCGCCGACAGCGACTTATGCAGCCGGCCGAACACCCAGCAGTCGGTCAGGAAGGCAGCCTCCTTCCCGACGATCTCCCCCTTCTGCTTCGCGCACTGAACCTTTGGCTCGAAATCGCAGCCGCCGGCAGAGTTGATGGTTTCCGCGGCCAAGGCCCGGACTACTGCTGAAACAACGTTGCGATAGGTCATGCTGCCTGCCCCTTCTTCAGTTCGCGGGTCTTGGCCCGGTATTCGGCCTTGATGGCCTTGATTTCTTCCACAGTGTATTTGCGTGGCTCATGAGGCCCTTCGAGCCAAGCCACCCGGTCGGCACCAATGCGCAGTACCAGGCGGATTCGGTACTCGACCGCGTTCCCGGAGAGGTTGCGGTTGCATTTCACGCACTGGCGGTGGATGTTCAGCGGCTCGAAGCGCAGCTCCGGGCATGCGCCGACGGATCGGTAGTGGCCAGCGTCCCACCGGCTGCCAGTTATGAGGTCGTTGTCGTTCGGCGTAGAGTCGCAGCTGATGCACGGCAAGTGCGCGTCACGCAGGCGCACATACTCGTTCACTGCGGCCTGGGCTTCGCGCAGATGATCCGCCCGGGTCTTTAACTTCTCCTTGCGGACCTTGATGTCCTTGCGCTCGATATCGGCGAGCGCCTTGCGTGCCTTTGGCTCATGCCTGGGCGCGTCGATCATCGCGCAGGCTGGACTGCACACCGCCTGGCCCATACGCGAAGGCACGAATGAGGCCCTGCAGGTAGCAACGCGGCACTTCTTCGGCTTGGCCGGCTTCCGTTCGATGGTCATACAGCCTCCTTGGCGGGGAACACCGTCCAGTTGCCGATCCCATTCCACACACCAGCACCGCCCATGTGGTTGATCGAGCCCGGACGGGCGCCAAGCGAAACAACGAAAAACCCGAACCAGACCTGTGGCGCGTACACCCATGATGGGAATTTCCGGCCCTTAAACCCGTGGACTTTCCCGCATGCCCAGCAGAACCGGGTGAACGATGCGGCGGCGACCGCGGTGTAGATCAGATGGCCACACACTTGGGCCAGGTTCCAAACCAGCCATCCGTTGAATACCAGGCCGCATCCGACGACCCACCAAACAAACCAGTTTATTTCGTTCATGCGGCCTCCTTGAATGCTTCGAACTCGGCCATTTCAGTTAGGCGCTCTTCGGTAAGGGTCGGCCAGTCATGCAACACCAAGTACGCGCAACATTGGCGCCAGAAGTCCTGGAAGACCTCCTCCCCCATCGAGTCGTACGAGAGACTGCGCGGCGTCTTGCGGGTGAGCTGGCCCAGGCCGGGGATGTCGAACGCTTCCTCGTCGCAGTACACGCCCGACTCCAACTGCAGGGCCTTGATGGCGTCGTGGGATTGCTTGCCGGAAAACCTGTCGATGTTCTGGCTCAGCACCCGGCCCAGGCCATGTACCAATCCATTGAACCGTGGATTGCGCGGCTGCTTGAGGTCGGCGCGGATCTTCGCGTTCATCTTGAACTCACGCTCACGCAGGATCGACCGGTCGGCGTCGGAGGAAGGCACGAACGCTGCCACCTCCTTGCCGGTGGCTGGGTCGACCAGGCGGCGCAGCACCAGATACACGGGCATTGGTCGAGGCTTGGCTGGCTTGGTCATGGCCGCTTCTCCAGGCTTTCGAGGTAGAACACCAGGGCACCACCGATCAGCAGGCCCAGTACGAATACTCCGAAGGTGGTCATGGCCGGCCTCCCTTGCCCATGGCGGCGCGTCGACCTTCGTGGAACTCCATTACCTCCTGCATTCCGTTATCTACAGCGATAATCTCGCGGTCGAAGTAGGCCTGGCTGTCAGTCTCCCCTTCTGGCGGCAGCTCACCTGGGCCGGCCAGAGAGTTGTAGATCCACTCCATTGCGGCGGCCGAGCCCTTGCCATGCTCTTCCTCTATGAGGGCCGAACGCATGGCGAGGATGTAACGGCCGAAGAGCAGGTCCATCTCCTTGATGCGCATGCGCGCTACTTCGTACTCAGCCTTCAACCCAGCATTCAGCCGCTCGTAGGCTTCGTAGCCGGTGCGTAGGCCGGCGACCTCGGCGCTGAGGCGGTCACGCTCGGCCAGCAGCGCCTGGGCGATGGAGTGAAACTGTCGGCGGGACAACTCATTTCCCATTGCCATTTCAAACGGCATTCCGATTGCAGCTCTGGTGATTTCGCTCATGTCCGTTGCTCCGCTGCTTCTGCGATCAATACCATGCGCTCCGACTTGCGAGCCTCACTCCAGGCTTCTGACGTGCGATCTCGCTCACTGCCCTTGTCGACCCACTCCCACACCGGACGGCCATTGCTGACCATGTAGGCCCGGTACATCTTGCTGTACTGCTGCTGGCGGATTTGCTGGACGCCACGGCCCTTCAGGAAGCGCTCGTCGCCGGCCTGCGGTTTTGGCTTGGTTGGTGCGGTGCTGTATCGAATGCTGGTCACGGTCATGGCCGTTGCTCCTGAGTCTTGTTCTTGCCGAACTTGGCCATCAGCAGCTCACGGGCGGACTTGCCGTCGACCGGGATGCCTTGCTGGAGGATTCGCGCCTGGGTTTGCTGGTCGGCCAGCTCGTTGGCGAGTTCGAAGGCCGTCTTCTGGCTGTCGTGACCGATACCGGTGAGGATCTTCCCGTCCAGCGGCTGGCCTTCCTGGGCGCGGCGTATCACCACGGCGTAGTTGTGATCGAAGCGCTGACGAAGGCCCTTGTCTTCCTGCTTGGCGGAACGCAGGTCGAACAGGCCGGTGGCAATGGCCGCGATCTTCACGCCTTCGTGGCTGTAGGTGGCCATCAGCGCCTCCATCCATGCCTCGGCGCTCGCAGGCATGCCGAACGCCTCAGGCCCTGGCGTGCACCAGCCAATGAACTGGCCGATGCTGGGGGCGAATGGCGAACCGCTGCGGCGGCACTCCTCGATCCCATACCGGACCTGCTCAAGGTTGCTGATGCGCGCATCCATGAATCCCTTGGTCCAACTGCGCTGGGCAGCCTTCAGAGCCTTGTCGTCTGGCCAAGCCTGTTTCCACGCCGGGAAGATCGCCTGCAGCTGCCGGAAAATCTTCTCGACGATGCTGCCGGTCTGATCGTCAACCACACCAAGGGGCTCTGTTACCGCTGGAAGGCGCTGAGTGGTGGCCAGGGCGCGCGACGCGCCCTCCACCATCTGGTTCACTCGCTTCATAGGTCGTCGCTCGTGTCAGAGCGCCAGGATTCGTCAAAGAAGTCCGGGCCGCCGGATGGGCGATTACCAACAGTTCTGCCGCCCGCCACGACCTTCTCCGGGAACAGACCGGTCCAGCCATTGCTGATGGACTGGTTGATCACTGCATCAGGGTCGTGGTGGCCGGCCAGGGTCTTGGCTTGCTTGGCGCAGGTGGTGGCGGTCAGTGGGCGCTTGATTTCGGCGCGGTGCTGGCACCAGTCCCGCCAGGTCTGGTCGCTCACGCTTTCAGGCTTGGCGGTCACCGGATCAAACTTTGCAGCCTTGGTGCGCGAGGGTGCTTTAGCGCCCGAAGGTTTTTCAGTCCTTGCTTGCTGTTTCAGTCCTTGCT